CTACATCATTACTGTGTCTCGGACCCGACCAAAGAAAGGGGACCCGCCCGTGGGTTTCACAAGCTTGGCAACTCCGTAAGCACACACGGGCGACTGTGCGGCAGGCGTACCCGTCAACATCCATAGACCTTTGATAACTCTTGTTAGGTCACGCAAGTCTTTCCAACGTTCAGTCTGCACATTCTTATAGGCTGACGCTTCGTCTACTACGATGAGGTCAAACCCACCCGCCATGATTTCTTTCTTGACGATGCCAACGCCATCGAAGTTGATGATGACGAACTCGGCACCAAGATTCACAATCTCTTTGCGCTTACGTGCGGCTCCATAAGCGACTGACACGGTGCGGTGAATGGCAAACTTAAACAAGTCATTCTGCCAAGCCGACTTCATGATCGACAAGGGGCAAATCACTAATACACGCTTCACTAATCCAATGGTCATCAGGTAGTCGACTGCCCAAATTACTGATGCGGTCTTACCTGTACCCTGCTCGTTAAAGCAGAACGCCTTGCGGTTTGTTGTAAGGAACTCTGCTGTTGTCTTCTGATGTTCGAACGGCGTGAACCCCGGGGGACGAGGCCACGTATACTCTGATAGGTTCATTTTTTCTTACGCTCCTTTGCGCTGACTTCTGATACAACTTTATGGTTTGAGCCACGTTTGAATGAACGGTTAGCTGATGGGGTTTGAAGTTTGACTCCGTTCCCGTTTGTGCCACCTTTAGATAGTGCCTTGATATGAGCAACATCTTTGCCTTCGCGGACGTCAGCACGTCCATCTTTGTTTTTGTCTGCATTTTTTTTATCTATGCCTTCTCTAGCACGCTGACGCTCTAAGCGCTCTGGGTTTTCACCACGTGCAATCTGTTGTTGATATTCTTTTTTGTAAGGGCGGGGTTTGTTTACGTAGGGCATGTTAGTTCCTGTTGTATTCACATTCTCTCACCGAGCAAAACTTGCACAGTGGGCCTTGAACGGGATTCCATACCCCATTCTCTAATGCCGCCTCAATTCTTGCTACGTCTCGGGCGGCGGGTTCTATGTACTTTGGCATCATCTCTGAATGGTGAATAGCCCTCACGAATTCCTTGCTCACTACAAACAAGAGCGCTGACTTCACCCTCTGAATTTCCGGAAACTTGGCGAATAATCCACAAGCGACAAGATCGAGTTGCTTCACGTCCGCATATCTCGCACTCTTGCTCGTCTTGTAGTCTATGGAGTGTGCCGTTCCCGTAGTCCGATTGATAATCACCAAATCCGCTACCCCATGCCACCATACATTCGGAGCATCGAAGTCGCACGACTCTAAGTTCTTCGTCAACCCAAGTTTTACTTCGCATAACTTCTCTCCGGGGATCTCTTTTAAGACGTCTAGGGTAGCTTGCATATACGCAAACTGTTCAGGGATCGGCACTCCATCACGAATATACTCTTCCGCCACAGTGTGAGCTGTCTTTCCATACAGTGTTGCCTGTGTGTCCGGTTCAACAACGTCCTTTGCAATCTTGGTGTGGTAGTACTTCTTAGGGCACTGTTGAAATGTTTTCAGGCTACTGAATGACCAAACGATACTCATAATTTCTTTCTGTTACAGATACGGCCCGGGCACGTATCTTGGTTGTACTGCAATAGGCTTTGCTTGCGCTTGGCCTTCACCATGCTCAAACCTCGCACCACGTGCGGCGGCGTAAGCTTTCACCACATGCGGGTAATGCCTGTCTGATGGTGCGTGTTTGGTGTCGATGCCCCAATCAGCCCCTGATGAGTCTAAACCATACACAGGGCTAACATCCAACATGTCTGATAGCGACGACCTTTGTACAACAGATAGCCCATCCCCACCAAAAAACGCATAGCTCTTAACTAAACCTTTGTCGTGCTGAAGCACCGGATGAAAGTAAATTTTATGTTGTGAAGCCTCGGGTACTTCGGAAAGCAAAAGCAACCCTGCGTTACTCTTGCCTACTGAGTCATGAAAGTTAGGTAGTATGCCGTCCCAGTCGTGCATCAATGCGTTGTCATCCCAATTTTTCTTCAGGGCATCTTTGTCACCTTTTACTTCTACAAACATACCCCCACCCCAACGGCAAGGTAAAAAGAAGTCGGGTAAGTACCGCATGATTCTGACCCCGTCGACAGTATCAACTTCCTTTTCGTACCCTTCGTTCTCGTACTTCCAAGGTATATCCAAGGTGTCAAAGAACACAGCCCATCGTGCTTCCAACCTTGAGCGAAAGCGGTAGCCCTTGTACGTAGTTTCGATTGCTTTAATTTGATTCATTCTTCATCCCATATATCGTTAGGCCAAACTAGTACAGGGGTTTCAATCCCTATATAGCCGCCTTCAATGTTGAACTCAATAAACTCCCGAGCTTCCTCGGCATCCATACCATCCCGCATCAAGACTTCTCGTATCTTCTCGGCGTCGTAAACCAATACGGATACCATAGTACTGTCACGCCAAATGCTTGCGGGCCCAATGATCGCTTCGTCGTAGCCGTTGTATTTAATCATCGCTTCAAACCCCGTACGTATGCCGCAAACGATGCTGACGTATCACCAAAAACTTTCATGCTGTCAAACTCCTTGGCTACTTCTTCCAACACGTCGTTACGCAGTACAACTTTCACAGTTTCACCATCTACTCGGTCATCGTGGCATGAACAGCCACGTTCCCAACATGCTTTATCAATTAGTGTCATACCGGTGCATCCTCATGGTTATCGGGGTTGAATTTAGGGGCTCGGTTGCCCTTGTCCTTGGGGTTCGGGAATGGAGGGAAAGGCCAAGTCATAAGTCATCCCACCCTTTCTTCATTAGCGCTTCAAAGTCTTCGTCAGCTTTTATGTCCTGATATATTAGTTCCACAAACTGCATCAGACTGGCAAAGTCACCACGAACCTCAATTTCATCAATCGGATTGTTTTCTTGGTCGTGTGGAATTAATCCCGCCAACATAGCAAACGAAACGACAGCACTAAGTCGCACCCTTGAAAACTCTTTATTAACATTCTCCATAGCTTGCTCCTGCTCCTGCTTCGCAGTTAAGTGGTAACTCCATGCCCCAATCTGGGCGTGTACGCATGCACATCTCAACGTACTCCTTGGCTGTATCAACTTGCGCAGTCGGCACAATACAAGCGATGGCGTCATGCACAGTCATCACAACTCGGTACTTCTTCGCAACCATGAGCATCTGCTCACCAATCACGATACGAGCTAGGGCTTGGCACACGTTCTCGATTACCTTGCCGCCATAGATGCGTGTTGGTATAACTGCCTTGCCCTTCTTGGTGTCGTACACCAGCTCGGACTTCCCTTCCTCATTCTCTATTAGGCGTAGGTTGGGGTAGCGTAGGTACAAGGTATTGGGCAATAGAATGCCATCACTGCCTTCGATCTTTAAGATACCGCCTCGGCCCAATGTTGTCTGCTGATTCTGAAGTACGGCTTTGAGGGCTGACGCCGCAGATTTCCATAGTTCAGTAATCTTTGGATACGTAGTTCGATATGTGTCAATAATCCGTTTCGCTTCATCCAATTCGATCGTGACATTGAAGTTCTTAAGTTGCGCTTGGAATTTTGCCGCGCCCATCCCGTACCCGCACCCAAGGATAGTGGTCTTGCCAACAAACCTTTCGTCCTTTGTAATCTCCGAAATTTTCTTGCCATAAATAGCCGTTGCCATGATTTTGTATACATCTTCGCCCCGATCAAATGCGTCTACTAAGTCGTCTTGTTCCGCAAGCCATGCGAGCGTACGGGCTTCAATTTGTGATGAGTCTGAATCAATCATCATGTATCCGTCCGGGGGAATGATTGCATGCTTCAGAGGTGAGTTGCGTTGTAGGTTCTGCAGATTTAATTTGTCGTCACCGCCCCATCGACCCGTGTGTGCCGCATAGTAGCGTAGGGGTACAGGTAATGAGCCACGCTCAGCGATACCAAGAAACCTAGCTGTCCTTGTCTCTTCTATCGTAGACTTAGTGCCCAATCTCGCTGCCACTAAAGTTTGAACCTGTGGGTTTGGATGCTCAAGCAAAGCCTTGAACTCTTCGTCTGTTTTAGAGAACGCATAGGTTTGCTTGCCCGTTGCGGGGCTGACTTTCATCGGTGGTACTACGCCATAACCTTCCAAGATAATGGCAAACTTTACGTTGCTCATCAAATCTTCTTTGTCGAAGTTCTCGAGTAGGTCTTCCTTGCGTTGCTTCTCACTAAGCAAATGGTCTTTGATAAGCTCTCTATCTAACTGCAACACAGGGTCGGTGAACATGCGCACAGTCAAATCAATCAGGCGTAACTCAATAGGTGGGAAGCCAGCAGACATTGCGTTAAACAATTTCCACGTAAGGGTAACGTCGTTCTTGCAGTAGTCGCCATACGAGGCTAACTGTTCAGGGCTGAAGTCCTGACGCCGCATACCTAGTGCATTTCCAACCTCTGTGCCTTTCTCGCCAAGCCCGTAGAAGTTTGACAGCACCGCCAAGCTACCGCCTACGTTAGTGCCATGCAAGGCTCTGCCCATAGATAAAGTATCAAGCCAACCTTTGGGGCTGAGTCCGTAGACCCACTTCAAAATCGCTCCGTCAAACGGGGCGTTGTGCGCAAGCGCCAAACTGTTAGCCCAATCGTATCGGGTGAGGAACTGGTGCATGCTCTCCGCATCACCGCTAAACCATTCGGGCTCACCATCGTTGATCTGTACGGCTACGCCAATAGTTTCGAACTCAGGGCTACGAATGTATTCCTCTGTGGTAACTTTTGTTAGGCTGAACTCACGAGAATAAAAAGTCTCGAAGTCGATTGTTAATATGTTCATTTCGGTTCTTTCAATAACTTCATCATGCCTTCAGCTAACTCTAGGTCTAAGCCTTTGGCTAGGGTTGTGCTTGTTCGCTTGCCTTGAACAAAGTCCCATCGGTATATGGTGCATTTGCCGTACCTTCTTTTCATGTGGTACTCGGTACGATTAAGCTCTGCATACGTTTGTCCGAATAACTTATCTAGCGCGGGTAGTAATTGGTTGACTAGTTGTTGTCGGCTTATAGGCATTGCATGTTGTCCAGTACGTGCTCAAGTATGTTTAACTCAAGGCTCTCTTCGTTGATGACCAAAACCCTGCCCCCTGCTTCTTTGATCTCACGCATGTTTTTTTCTTGTAACGCAGTCGGCACGCCCCTGCCAGCCTTGGCTTCGATCGCCAAGAACTCTCCATTGAGGCAAACTAAAAAGTCGGGGACGCCACTGTTGCCGTATCCAGTACCGATAGGCATAGCGTAGTAGGCTCTATATGATTTGAGGATTGCCTTGATCTTGGCTTTAACTTTTGCTTCAGGTGTCGTTGCCATAGATCATGCTCTTCCATACTGAGACCGAAGGCATGTGGTTGTGCGACTTGGTCGGTGTCGTGTAACCATTGTGGGCAATCCATCCGAGCGTACTCAGAGTGCGTACGCCTGATACCCATACGTTAGGGTGCAGTTCTTTGGGTCGGAATAAAAGTTTCTTGCCGCAGTACTCTCGGAACTCATCGCCAAGAACAACGGGTTTAGATACTAGCAACTCTTCGGCTAGCTCTAAGTAACGCTCGACAAACTCGGGGCTTACTCTGTTTGCCTTTGACCAACACTTGTCAGCAAGGGCAAGTGCGTTGTCTATTCGTTCGCTCATCTGATACTCCAAAAAGATTTTCAAGTCTTGATAGTATCATAACTTTTTACTTTGTCAATAGTACAGACGTAAAAAAGCCACCCGAAGGTGGCTAGTAGTTTCCCTAACAAATGTTAGACGTCACTTGAGTGAATTGATCTCACGTGTCAGATACCATTGCGCTTTACGCAAGTCTTCCAACTTGTTGCCTTTGTGGTCGGCACGAGTCAGATACTTAATCACATTGCCAAGGTTGTAGCCGAGCTTCTTCGCTTCAATAAAGTCGATCGTCTCGATTCCACCTACTGTGTAATGAGCAGGGTTGTTGACCGGGTCGGGCTTAGGCTCAAACATTTCGATCTGGCGATCGCCTTCCATACGCAACTTTGCTCTTGCTACGCCCGCTTCGTACGCAAGTTGCCCTAGGGATTTGTCTGAGCTAAACAAACCCAACTGCTCCCACTTAGGCTTCGCCTTCTTCGCTACCTTGGCTACCTTGGCTTTCTTCTTTGCAGTCCACATTACTGTGGCTACATACGCAGTGGTTACGCCTATCGCCTTGGCTACGTCTGATGACTTAGCCTTTGGGTGTTTCGCAACGTAGTTACGGATTTGTGCTGACTTGGTCATCTTGGGTTGCTCTGTTGTTGTTGCTAATTCGATCATGATTTATTTCCTGTTTGGTTGTTAACGTACTCGGTAAGAACTTCTCTCATCTTGGCTTGCTTTGTATACGCATAGTTTGTGTTGAAGTAATCCATCACATCCTTTGGTAGACGCAAGCTCGTACAGAATAGTGCGGGTTTCTTACCAAGCCCCCGCCCTTTCTTTTGTTGTTCCGGTTTTAGATATTCAATTCCTGTTGTCATTTAGTAATCCCTCGTAATATTTCTTAGGCATTGGTGCTTTCTTATCCAATAGCTCACGTAGCCATTGCGCACCACCTAGCTGTTGCAGTATTAACCAATGTCTGTCTGACATTCGTACCTGTCTACCTATTAGTTTCTCAGGCGGTTTAGGTCTTGGCATTTAATAAGTTCCTTGCAATTACTCTGTTAGCCCAACATCTAGCACATGACCATCTGTGTGGGGACAATTCGACTCCCCCC